ATTGGATGGAGGTGACGCATTCGCAGACCAGTTATACTGGACATATGCTCCAGCATTTCCTGCTGTACCGTTTGTTGTCTTACCAGTAGTATATTCTGTGCCGTCATCAGAGTTACCAGCAGTACCATCAGGTCCCCACTCACCATTAACTGTTACAGATACATGGAAATCTTTCGATGCCATTGATGCATCAGCAACATTAAAACGATAAGTCCTGTCTCCAAACTGTGTAAAGGTTGTGCCCTTATACATGTCGTAAGTACCACCAGCAGTTGTTGTAGAGAATACAAAACTGTTTACTCCAGTAGCAATACCACCAGTAGAAATAGTACCTGTTGCACCACCACTTGATGTAACACTATCACCAGCAGCATATTCATTTGCTGATCCAGAAAGAGTTGTAGGACCAACGTAAACTATTGTGCTACCAGACCCAGAAGTTGTTGCGTAGATGGTTGAAACAGCAGTGTTACCACCAGACCCTTCTGTTAAAGTTTCTCCAACTGCAAATGTACCAGTAGTTGATTCAAGTGTTATTGCACGAATCAATACTGCTTTAACGAATATCTCCGTATAATCTGGAGTATAGAAAGACTCAAACTTAGCAGTCTTTTCATTCGTCATGTTTGTGAGGATTGTTCCTCCAGTTAAACCAGCAGCAGTTGTAATTGCTGTTCCAACTGTAAATCTGTATCCTGTAATAATATCTCCCTTATGAAGCAAGTAAGTAGATGCTCCAACAGCGAGATCTTGGTCGTAATCTTTTATGGCAACATTATATGCTGCACCTGTGCCATCGTTGGCGATTGTTAATGCAGCAGAAGCAGAAGTTGAAACGTCACATTCATACAGCACAGCGTTGCTGTTCCCCTGTTTATTCTGTGCAAGTATTCCTTGATTTGCCATGAGTTTTAATGTTTATGATCCTGCGTAGAAAAATTGTTGTTGCCTAGTGCGACCTGTTAAGTTAGCAGCACCAATACCAGCACCAAACGTAACATCTTCAAGAGTTACGTTTTCAGTGGACAGTAGTGTAGCATCAGCATCAGGAAACTTAATAGTTCTTGGACCAGTGAGATTGCTTACATCTAAAGTCGCTTGACCGATTATGTTACCAGTCTGTTTGAAGACAGGTGCATAATGGATCTTATTATATAAGTCTTGACTTGCTAGTGCCGAGACTATTGTATTAACTCCACCTGAGTTATTTAGATTGTTTGTAGGTGGGAATTGAAATGTTTCATTAGATAATGAGTTTTGGTTTGCAACACTGAATGTTATCTTCTTCGTTGTCGTCGTTGGGTCTTGCAAAATAAGAGTCTCAACACTCTTGTTTTGAAGAACCTGTGTTGCATCAGTACCTACTAAGGTAATAGCAAGGTCAGGCATTGTGATTGTCCTGTTTGCTGTTAATGCAGACGTATTCCAGATAGCATAGTTTGTTGCTGTCTCAGCGTCAGCAGCAAGTTTAAGATTAACAAGTGTTTTACTTAATACTGTTTGCTCTGCTTTTGTATCTAATAATGTGGATGAAGTAGCAGTGGGTTCAGAAGTAGTTGTTACAGTACCACCATCAGGTAAGAAGTATGACCTTCTAGTAGCAGAAGTAATTGCCCAGTTAATCTGGAAAATTGCTTCTTCAGTATTATCTGTAATAACAAAATTATCCTCGTCAATGAGGATAGTCTTATTCCTTAGTGTCTGTTGTGTATCATCACCAACTAAAACTGTGCCATTACCAGAAGTAATAGCAGGTAGTGTCATAATTCTGGTATTAGTACCAGTACCAACGTTACTTACCTCAAATCGTGCTTTTGGACCTTGAGCATCCTCTAGGATAAAAGATCCATCTGCCATAACAAATTGACCAGTTACTTTAACTGCTCCTGTGCCTTTAGGTGCGAAAACTATATCAGCATTATCCGCAGTATCATCAAGTGCCGTAATATACAATGAAGAATATTCCGACGCATTTAATATACGAGACATATAAAAACCACCATCACCAAAGGTCATCCCTAATTGGTCATAGGCAGTCTGATAGAATCCAGTATCTCTGTCCAAATCAAAGGATATACCAGGAGCATCTTTAGTACCCTGAGCAACACCTTTAAAGAGTTGATTTACTTTTGCTTTTCGGTTAGGAATCAATGGGTCAGAAACAACAACTGGAAGAATTGCTTCTCCAGACAGGTTAGCATCTGAGATTGTTTCTAACTGAGATATCTTTTTAGTTCCCACGAATCAAATACACTATTGGCTACAGGTCTATTTATACGGATAATCAATCGGTCCGTAACCGAGTAGGTGCTCATATAATCCCATTGCTTTCTGAGACTGACCTTCATGATACTCTACGAGTTCTCTAGCACAAGCAAGAATCTCTTCATATGCTTTTTTATCGTCATAAGTATCATCATCAATATACTCCCTGAGACATTCAGTTATACGTTCTCTAGGGAGTTTCGCATAATCATAATTAACTTCCATCGTAGACTCCTCCATCAGGATCCTTGTCATAGTCATCCTTAACAGGATTTTCTATTTGTTTGGTAGTCATCCCGTGGTCAACGGTGTAAACACTGGGGTCAGCATCAGGTTCATTCAGCAATGCTGGATTATCATTTGGCATCTCGTATATCCTGGTGTAAACGTTCAGTTGCACGTAGTTTTTCTAGTGCTGCAACAACTTCAGGAGTTTCGTCCCACTCCCAAATTTGATTATGTTGAGGGTTCTTCTTTTCGATTGTGTGACTTTTTTTCATTCTTCTTCTGCTGTTTAATTCTTTTCTTCACCATCTTAGCATAATATAAGTCAGATTGGCTATACATTTCTGGATGTTTTTTAGCTATCTTAATAATCCGTTTGGCGGCCTGTTTGTCGGTTAGGTCCATGTTCTAAAAATTGTATTCTCGGTTGATCGTGTATCTTTATGATTATGGTATCCATGATTCGATTAAAAGATTTGGACATCTGACGATACCCACTACCAACATAAAGTTGACCTGCACAAACTGCAACAGTTGCTGTGCCCCAGAACCAATAATACCATTGTGTTTTCACTTGGTGGTTACGTTTTCCCATAATAAAACTCCATTTTTTACATATTATAACATACGTGTAAAGGTATTTATACCCCTTTACAGGAGGTTAAGTTTTTACCCTATATCCTGGAATTCTGACCTAAATAATGGTAGACTTAAGGAGGTCACAGATGTAACCAAACCTTCTATATTATGAAGTTTAAAGTTAAAGGTATGGAGCAAAACGATGCATAATGCAATTTCAAAGAACCAATTAGCAGACTGGAATCACACGGATCATGCCACAAGGCAAGATCAACTATTAGACGATTACTACGAATGCCTAGTTGAATGTATAGACGAGCAAAACTACTGTAAGCGAGTCTGCAAAGAAATTCTTATGTATCCAACGTAAAGTCAAAAGAAGTCACGTTAAAACCCCTCGCAAGAGGGGTTTTTTAATGGTTAACTGTCCTATCCCATATTCCTTTAGCGTGCTTATTATGCTCGCATAGTTTCTGTGCCCATACTCTCTCGTCTAACGTTACTTCTCTATTGAGACGAGTTTTACAAGCAATTATTTGAAGTCTTAATCTATAATCCTTACTTAACATGACGAGTCTTATTTGAGATAATAATGCAGTCATTCTCATAGTCTGCTTTAAAATCTAAAAGATCCTCATGATTCCAACATAGTTCGCCATACAATGCGTTAAGCGTTGCCATGTCTTCATATAAATCCGTGGGTTTTTCTTGCATCACTTCTGCTTAACCTCATATTCGATTGTTATCTTTTTAGAGGATCTACCCGTTGAATTTAAGGTGGTAGTCCTTGTGGCAGTGCCTCCAAGTAAAGCAGCAATTTGCAATATCTCAGAAATCAATTCACCTTCATCCATGTTTTCTGTTGTCATATCCTTGGTATGTATTTAGCTCCTTGCTTAACTAATGGCAGAACGTCAGATTCAACCTTCTCTACGATGTCATCAATAACATTAACATCCAAATCCATAAATGGAGGGATAATACCTAATATCCGTAACAATCCGTCAACAAATAATGCCAGGCATATGAAACCAAGAATCATGGAAATAATTGTAGCATCTCTATTATGCTTACGCATTGATGCTTCATCAATTGCCCGTGCTTCTTCAAGTGCATCTGCTATAAGTTGGTCAACTTGTTCCTTGGTGTAGGTAAGTTGAGGGACGATCTCACGGATCTTATCTTCAGACATGGTAATCACAAGTTAGAGCAGCAATGCTCCTATCACGAATCCTTTACCAAAGGATAACACGAGCATTTGGTAGTCTGTTAGATTGAATTTATCTTGGATTTTCTTCGCTAAATTGCGATCCCAAGTAACAACCTTATCGAAATACTTTTTAATCATAGCATACCTGTCAAGTTTTAGGGTGGTTAAAGTTTTCTGATCCGCCTCCAGCCCAAGGGGAATGCTTCTCAGTAGCTAATCTATACATTTTTTCATGCATAGTTATATTGTCTGCAATCTCTTCTTCTGGTCTTGGATTTTCGTTTGGGTCTGTCGCTATTGGCATTGTATCATGTGGATGGGGTACGTCGTCAAACCAGGCATCTAGCGGTAACCTGTGTAACGGTTTATTCATTTTTTGTTAGATTTCCATTTTCCTGTTCTTTTATCTAGTGTTCTCACTTCTCCTTTACGCAATGGTTTTTGTGCTTTCGTAACACGAATGTCTCCTCTTGCCTTCATTCTCTCTTTAGCAGCAAGAGCATCTTTAGTAAAATCTTTCCACCTCTTTCCATGCGTTAACTGAAGTTTTCGGTCAGCAACCGCCTTCACGTTCTCAGCACGTTTCTGCTCATCAGATTTTTCATTGATATTTTGCATTGAATTCCTTAAATGAGGATTGACAATCAGGTGGGTCTGGATACTTATATCCTTTGATCTTCATCCATTTGTTATGCATTGCACCTAGTATCCAAGATTGAGATAGACTCTTAGGTCCATTCTCTAACAACTCAAGTTGTTTCTTGTTACTTGTGTATGCTTTGTATTCTTCTCTCCAGTTAGAATCATCAAAGTCTACCATTCAAATTTCCTCCTTTTCTTCCAGTCTTGATACATCTCACCAAACTTCATACCTTCATGTGATTTGATTTCACCTGTTAGTATTCTTTTTTGGTCTTCAGTGAGTTTCACCATTGTAGCATATTCTTTAGGAAATTGTCCAATTTCCTTTGAAATCTCTTCAGGGGTCATTTGTAATGATATGAGGGTTTGTTGGTCTTACCAAGTTTACCACTACGTACCTTAGTACCAGAGGTTTCACCATCCCCTTTAGGATGCTTACCTGGTGCAGACTTACCAATGTTTGCTGACTTTCCTGGTTTTTTAGACTCAGTGTCATGCAATCTTGCTGGTTTGTCCTTGTCTTTGGTAATAACGGATTCTTGCCCGTGTTTGCGTCCTAAACGACGCATTGTTTTACCGAACCGACGTTTAGACATTTTATCAGGTTTTGATGTCTGATAGGAAACCTCTCGGCCAGTTTGTCCACTGCCATACTTGTATTCCCCTACACCTTTTTTATACCCGATACCCTTCTTTTTGAGATCTTTTTCAAGACCCTTTCTCTTCTTACGATTTCCAGACTCACTATCTCCACGGTCAGCAGAAATATTCCCAGTTACCTGAGTTTTTGATTTCTTAAGCATCCTAGCAGTAGGATTGCCTTCCATGAATTGCTTATAAGTCTTCATCTTCGTAATACTTTTATCATTGGTATTTATATTATCCACCTGCTAATGCGTCATAATCTTCGTCTGTATAACTATCTAACTCCAGTAGTACTTCCTTATGATACTCTGCAGATCTTTTGATTGCATCGTAACATCTTTCTAGTTCTTCCTTCTTTTCTTCTGGTGTCATTTACCATTTACCGATAGGACAGTGCATTGAAGGTATTCTGACTTTAATTGGCATAATACAACCACATTGACTGCAAATGCTTAATCTTTGCAAATGCTCACACTTTTGGCATATACCCATCCTAGTATTTGCTTGTCTAGGAGCAGGTCTATTACTCAGAAAGTCCTTAATTTCATCCATTTAATCTTTTAACCATCATCTTAGTCATCTTCTTGATTTGGCGCAAACGTGCAGACGCAGCCTTAGACTTGGTATTGCGTCCCATCTTTCTAGGTGACTCATGCTTCTTCAGCAGCATCTCC